TAGTCAACCCGCCACAGTATCGTCACTGTCTTGCACTTAATTGGTTGCAATATAACCATCGGCAGTGCGGCTATGGTGCGCAAATTTACATTCAAAACACGATGCCAAGGGTTCTGGGTACAGCGTATCAGCTAGACGTTGACTTGCTTACATGGGAACTCGTTAAGCCGAAAGCCGTGCGCACTCAAGCTGTGCAGAAAAAGAAGCGCCTGTAATGGACGTGGCACCTTTCCCTAATAGCGTAAATGTTCCTTATCACGGCATTGATCAGTTGCGTGATGCTTACAGGGTTGATTCTATCTCGCGTAATTCTACAAAAGAGATAGCGGCAATCACGCGCTATAGCGAGTTTGTGTATGAGTACCGTAGTGGTGAAATACATACTTCAATAATCAAGGTGTCACGGCAGGATTATTTGGATCTTGAAGCATGACAATGATGATCTTTGTGCTCATTATCGTGGAGCGAGGCGTACCTACAGGCGAAGAGTTCTATTTTCAAGAGCTTACGTCATGCCTTGAATACTCAGACGCACTCAATAACCAGTCGGTAGGCTTCCAAAGCGGTAGCAGAAATAGGTTCTTTGAATCCTACTGCCGTGTCCGTCAGATCAATGTTGCGGATGCTGGCACTAAGATACTATTTAGAGACCCCAAAAAGTCGGAGGAGTAATGAGTCCTAAGAAATTAGAACCAAAATCACGGTATGCTCAATACGACCTTGACGGGGACGGGACGGTCAGTGATGAAGAATTGGCAAGAAACCAAGAACTTGTTGAAATCGAATTGCGTGAAGAGAAAGCAGATAGTCAACGCCGAATGGCTTGGGTTAGTCTTGCTAGTATGGTGG